TTTATTCTTAGATTTAATCAAACCTAAAACTGGTGGTATAAATTTAAATCCTGACCAAAGAGTATATTTAAGAAGTATTTTAAGATTTGTTGCAATGTATGGAGTGTTTCCAAGAGGATATAGTAAAACCTATATGGAAGTTTTAGCTATGTATTTAGTATCAATTTTCTATCCTAATATTGATATTGGTATGTCGGCACAAACAAAAGAGAATGCGGCTGAGCTTATCAATGATAAACATAAAGAAATATTAAGACATTTTCCTATGACTGAAAACGAGTTAGAAGGTAGACAAAAATTCTCTAAAGGCGAAGCAGAAGTTGCATTTAAATCTGGTGCAAGAATTGATAATCTTGCAAATGCACAGTCTACAAAAGGACAACGTAGGAAAAGACTAAATATAGAAGAAGCTGCCTTATTAAACAATGTTTTGTTTGAAGATGTATTATTACCTGTTGTAGAGATTGGTCGTAGCACTATTGGAAAATATGGCATTATTGACCCTTGTGAATTAAATCAACAAATAAATTTCTTTACCACATCTGGTTTTAGAGGTAGTGATGAATTTATAAGAAGTTTAAAAATGATAAATAACATGGTTAATTTAAAAGGCGAAATAGTTCTTGGAGCTTCATGGTTTTTAGCCTGTTGGTATGGTAGAGGTAGTACAAAAAGTCAAATATTAAAAAAAAAGAAAGAAATGTCTACTATTGCGTTTGCTCAAAATTATGAATCTAAATGGGTCGGTAGTGTAGATGGAAGTCTTGTAAATATAAATAAACTATTAAATTGTAGAAGTTTAACTGTACCAATGATTAATTTTAATAAGCACGATGAAGAATTTTATCTTGGAGTAGATGTAGCTAGGTCGCAAAAAACATCTAATAATCAATCGTCAATTGTTATTGGAAGAGTTATTAGAAATAAAGATACTTATAAAATAACTGATATAGAAGTTCCAAATATTATGACTGTATCAAATACATTAAATTTTACAAAACAAGCTTGTTTAGTTAAAAAAGTTAAAAATGATTTTAGAGGGAAAGCAGTAGTTGTTGATGGTAATGGACTTGGTTCAGGGTTAATTGATGAATTATTAAAAGAATCCTATGACCATATTACTGGTGAATATCTAGGATGTTGGAATACAATGAATACTGACAATCAACCAGAGATAAAAGATGCAGAAAAATGTTTATTTGATATGAAAGCACAGGGCTATCAAACTAAGATTATTACTAACTTTATAGACAGTGTTGATAGTGGAAAATTAAAACTTTTATATAAAAGACAAGAAAATGATTTTACACAAAAGGATAGAGAAAACTTTGATTTAAATATTTTACCGTTTATTCAAACGGATTTTTTAATTGAGGAAATTGCAAATTTAAAATTAAAAAATGGTAGTAATGGGGCATTGTCAATTGAAAAAGTTGTAAAAAAAATAGATAAAGATAGATTTTCTGCTTTATCATATTTAATTTTTTACATAACTGAATTTTGTAGTTTTAAAAAGAAGAAACAGTCTATTGATACTTCAACTAATTTTCATTTCCGTCAACCAAAAATATATAATTAAAATAAATCCACAGAAAGGAGGCTTTAGTTCTTATATGTCAAAAAACGAAAAGTTAAATGATACAAAAGAAATAGCTAACTTCCCTACTTTAACAGATAAACAAATGAAAGATTTTTCATTGTCGCTTCAATATATGAAAACAGCTAAGTTAATTTTACGTGATTTAGAAAATTCTAATCAACAAGCAACGTTTTTTAAAAAGTATAAAAAAGATGATGTTATTAAATGGTTAGAATCACCTGAAAAGTATGAAAAAGAACTTAGAAATGCATCTATTTATTTATATAACGCTTCTAATCATTATAAGCGTTTAGTTCAATATTTTGGTAAAATGGCTTTATTTGCCTATATAGCTATCCCATATAAACTAAATATAGATGAAGTTGACAAAGAAAAGTTTAAACAAGCATATAAAAAAAATCTTGATTATCTTGATACATTAAATATAAAACACGAATTTTTAAAAATAATGGATGTAATTTTCGTAGAAGATGTATTCTATGGTTACGAATATAGTTCAAAAGATTCATATTTTATTCAAAAAATGCCACCTGATTACTGTAGAATAAGTTCAATTGTTGATGGTGTGTATTGTTATCAGTTTGATTTCGCTTATTTTAATACTCCTAGTAATACTAAGAAATTAGAAAGTTGGGATAAAGAATTTAAGACTAAATTTGATATTTATAAATTAGACCCTAAACAAAAATGGCAAGAGTTAGATTCAAATAAAACTATATGTATAAAACTTAATGAAGGTTTTAACTACTCTATTCCACCATTTATAGGAGTATTTGCTTCTCTTTATGATTTAGAAGATTATAAAGCATTAAAAAAGATAAGAGAAGAAATAGGTAATTATAAATTATTATCTCTTGAAATACCGTTAACTGATGATGGTGATTATAAATTTAATTATGATGAAGCGGTTAAATTTTATAATATGATGGGAGCTGTTTTACCTGAAAATATAGGATTAGCGTTAACTCCTTTAAAAATAAGTGAACATTCATTTGATAAAGCTGGACAGTCTTTAACCAATGGAGTTGCAGAAGCCGAGGATGCATTTTGGAATTCCACAGGTACATCTTCCCTACTCTTTTCAAGTAATAAATCAGGAGCAAGTGTCATTAATAATTCTATAAAGTCTGATGAGGAAATAGTATTTGCTTTATTCCGTCAATTTGAAAGATGGTTGAGTGCTAGACTTAAACAACAATCGGGCACTTATAAATTTAAAGTACAAATATTAGATGTTACTATATTTAACAAACAAGAATTTTTAGATCAACTAATAAAAGTTGGAACTTATGGCATCCCTGTTATTTCAAAGATAAATGCTGTATTAGAAAATTCGCCAAACGATACAAATGCCTTGTTATTCTTAGAGAATGATATTTTAGAATATCACAATAAACTTAAGCCTTTGGTAAGTTCTCATACTCAAAGTGGAAGCGATGAAAGTGGCAATCCACAATCTGACGAAGATGATTTAGATGAGGCTGGCGAAAAAACTAGAGAGCAAGACCAAAAAAGAGAAAAGTTGGTGAAATAAATGGCGATAGAAAAATTTATTTGGTGTAATGATAAAGAAACAGCTAATATATTAAAACAACATTACAGATTGATAAGTTCTAATAATAACTGTTATGTGTTTGAAAATGTATTAATTGATAAAACTTGTGTTAATTTTTACCTAGACAAAATTAATAAGTCTAATTATATTTTAAGTAACAAAATGTTTATTTAACCCTCTTTTTACAAGGGTTTTATTTTTTTTTAAAAACTATAGAAAGGAGGTTTGGGTGAAAAAACAAGATAAATTTTATTTTGCTCTCAGTTGTGATTATATATATGAAAAAGATGATAGTTATGACCATGATAAGTTAATTAAAATG